CGATTTAATTTTTGTGCCCAAACACGATGTCCCATCTCAAAGTGAAATTCTTTATCTATCACCCATTTATATCCCATTACGTTTCTCCCATCTTTTTAATTGACTTGATCTCATTTTTTGTTTAGTTTCTTCAGTTATAACTTGTCTAGCTCTTGCTATTTTTAGTTTAGCTTTATGTTCATCAGACTTTGGTTTTCCTTTAAGGCCTTTAGATATTTTTTCTTTGCTTTCTTTAGTATGTGATAAATCTAATCCTTCTTTACCTCTTTTAATATTAGCAATATGTTCTTTACTTAATTTTTTACCTTTTAATGCAATACTATTAGCTAATCCTATTTTTTGTTTTGTTTCTTCAGAATGTTTATAATTAGGATTATATGCTCTATGCCCTTTATGAGCTTCAGATATTTTCCTTTTATGTTCTTCTGTTAGTGCCTTTGTTCTTTTAGGAGGACGGCTGTCTTCACATATATTAGTAAGAATACCATCTTGGTCTATATCTCTACGCCCATATAATTTTATTAGTTTTGTTTCTTCATCATAGGCTACATCTTCATTGTCAGTTTCAAATACTTTTTTAATTACAGGCTCCAACCCTTTGTTTCGTAAGCCTTGTATTACAGCCCATTTTTTGTAATTTTCAGTATTTTCTTTGGTTTCAGACAAATGTTTCATATAACGTGTACCTGTTCCTTTACCTACATAAAACGGCATATTTGTTTCTGGATGGTAATATACATAAACATAAAACATTATTAAATCCTCTAGTTATAATGTATTTATACATTTTAACAGAATTCAAATGTTTTATCAATTATATGTGCCATATTTTTCCTTATATCTTTTATTATACTTAGACCGCACGAGCATTGTCAAGCAAATTTTCCAATTTACTTTGCCGTTCTAGCAGTTTGAAAAACAATGCTAGAGTATTGGCTGCATCAACATCTGCCCTGTGTGCTTTACCTTTGAAATGTAGTTTAAAGTAGCCCATAGCTGATGCTAGTCCACCACTAGGTGTTTTACCTCTGGTCAGCATCAAGTATGTGTACCAGGTCTTAACATCTATCCAACGACGGCCAAAATGCGGAAAATCTGCATGATTTTTGCTGAATTCAGCTAGTAATTCTACACTATCACCACCGCCCCAAGTTACTGGGTTAACAAAGCATTTATGCTCTTTGATCAACTCACTGAGTTCACGGGCCACAGTTTCGTGACTAACACAATTAGCACGTATATCAGCATCAGTTATACCAGTCAGATCATTGATGAATTCACTGATTGGTTCTTTTGGATCTATGTACCATTTACGGACCACATAGTCTTCAAACCTTGTGTGTATGTTACCAATGGCAACACCAACTTGGATTATTTTACCGCTAGGTTGGTTGAGTTCTAAGTCAAGAGCTAGGAAATTGCTGTCAGATATCATGCAGGCGCTTTCTGCGGATAACTAGCCATCAGCCACTCAGCCATACTGCTAGCATTTTCACTGAGTTTTACTAGATCATACTTGCCACAGAATTTCAAGAACTGGGCACCAACCATGGGTTGATTTTTAGCCACCTGTCCATTAGCGATAGTTTCTGCTATTTTGACTTTGATCTCGTCTGGTTGTGCTGTTAAGTCAACTAAGATACGATTACGTTCATAGTCATCTAACACACGATGTTCTAGACCATTATGATCAACCCAACGCTGTAACATTAGGTTGTTCCAATTATAGCCTTTGGTAGTACGGTCAGCATAGGCTTCTTCTAAGCCAACCTTGTTCTTACTACCTTTGGTGCGCACGCCTGGAAATGCGGAAAATATGTTGTCAGTAGGATCACCACGCATACACTTTTCAAAAAGTATAAACTTGGGATCAGGAATCTTCTTTGCTTCTTTGGTCTTTTTATCAATGACAGGTTTACCTTTCTTATCAAAGATGCCCTGTATAGTATGGAGCTCATCTGCTATACCATTGTATTGATTGACATTATCAGCCAATAGCTGGTGAAAGTCAGTATCGCTACTAACAATAGTGTGATGATCATCTGGGTGCGCTTGGATAAAGCCTGCGATAAGATCATCCGCCTCGAGTTCCGGATGTTGTAGGACTGTACAATTCGTTCTGTCCGCGATGAATGTCTTGAGCGCATCAAATGTCTCCCAAAATAACTTGTCTTCTTCTGCTTCTGCTTCTGTAAGTGCCGCACGTGCTACTGCACGATTTTTCTTGTAAGGTTCATAGAAGTCCTTGCGCCAACTGCGTCCTTCTAAGAAAAATATCACATGGTCAGCACGCTGATCACGCCATGACTTATTTACTGAAGCTAGGGTTACGTGGATAGCAAAACCCAGCTTGTCCCAAGTGTCACTTTGGCGATGTGCTGAATGTCTTGCTCTAAAGAATGTGTTGGCTGTGTCTACAAGTAAGTATCTCATGTAAACATTATACTTTCATTTATGATTTTTGTCAAATGGTTTGCCCAGGCACGATGTGCGTCTGCACCAAAATGATACCATTTATTTGATTTATAACCATTAGCATCCAACCAATGCCAATATGTTAGTTTTGATTCATAGGGTCCTATATAACTATTACCCCAGTCAGCTTTTTGGATGAAATTATGATTAAAATCATGTAATGTATTAAAAAATAAGTGAGGAATCTGTTGTTGATTTAAATTTTGATGCAGTTCATATATAGCATCGTGCCAATACTGTGCTTTTTTATTTGGATCAGCATCAACGACCCAGGACTTGTATGCTTCTTGTACATGTTTTGGTATAGGTGGCCAACAATCAACTACATTCATACCGGCGGTAAATTGATAACACTGCCCATCAGAATGGAACTCTTCTCGTTCCCAAGTAGCCCATCCAATGATCAATAGATCAGGACGATTAGTTTTCAGATACTCATTGGTGGTACGCATGATGCGACTATTACTGCTAGCACTTTCAGCATCACAGTATAGAGTGGCACCTAGCTCTTTGGCTATTAAAGCGCCATAACTGGCATGTAAATTATCAGGATGGGGTCGACGACCTAAACTTGTATATCTTGGATCATCATGGGCGAAACCAAAATGGTTTACTGCTTCAGTACCAGCACTATGGCTGTCACCGTTTACATATAAGATCAACTGATTTCCGTTCTGCCGTTACCTAGATCACGGCGATTGACACGGTTGCTGGGATCTGCCATCTCTTGCTCAAAGTTTTCCATAACTACATTTGAACATACTGCTTTAAACCAATTGTCTACAATGTCCTGATCTGTTTTGCCTTGATAGCCAGCTTTGATTAAACGTGCTACAAAGATATCGTTCCAATCTAATTCAAATGCACCTTGGCTGGGATTGTCTTTGTCAAGTTCCATGCTTAATACAGTGACCCAAGGTTCACCTTTGCTGGTCGCTAAATCCTTTGGATTGTTTAAATCCAATTTTGGTTTAGCTGGTGCTTTGGGTTTTTTAGTAGCTGTTGGCTTTTTAACTGTATCTTTGGCCTTGGCTTTTGTTTTAGCTTTTGGTTTTTCTTGTTTTAATATTTTTTTGAATTTATCTAACATAATTAGTCCTTGAATAAATCTAACTTTTCCCAAGGTAAGTCGGCCTTACCAAAGTGTCCATAGTTAGTTGTTTGGGTGTATATAGGACGGAACAGCTCAAATCTATTTATGATGCCTGCTGGTGTGAGATCAACATTTTTTCGTATCCACTCAGTGATGGTATTGTCGTACTTGACACCTTGATCTGTTTTGACAAACAAACTGGTAGGTTCTTTAACGCCAATAGCATAACTTAGTTGAACAGTGGCTTTGTGTGCACCTTGACTAGCCACGATATTCTTAGCTAGATATCTGGCCATATAAGCCGCTGAACGATCTACTTTCGTAGGATCTTTACCGCTAAATGCACCCCCACCGTGAGGACTATAACCGCCGTAGGTATCAACAATAATTTTTCGCCCAGTGAGCCCTGTGTCGCCATCGGGGCCGCCAATAACGAAACGCCCAGTAGGATTGATAAGAAACTCAGTGCTTGCATCGATTAACTCCTTAGGTAATATTTCTCTAATATAACTCTCAACTGCTACTCGTACTTCATCGATATTCACGTCAGCCGAATGCTGTGTTGAACACACGATCTTAGCGATACGGCTAACTGTACCATCATCATTGTATTCCATGGTAACTTGTGATTTAGCATCTGGACCCAACCATGTCACACCATTCTTGCGACGTAGAGTTAGTTCTTTAACGATTAAGTGACTGTAGTAGATAGCACTGGGCATTAGATCTGGTGTTTCATTGATAGCATAACCAAACATAAGTCCTTGATCACCAGCACCAAATGTGTCAGTGCCTAGGGCGATATCAGCTGACTGTCCATGCATGTAATTGTGTATCTTTGCAGTTTCCCAATGGAATCCATCTTGCTCATAGCCAATGTCACGGATGACACGGCGCACAGCATTTTCAACTTCTAGGTGATTGTAAATACCTTTGTATTCACCAGCTAGAATGACCTGATTAGTAGTTACTAGTGTTTCACAGGCACAACGATAGGCAGTATTGCCTTCTCGCATGATCAAATCTAAAACCGCATCACTGATAGCGTCTGCTACCTTATCTGGATGTCCTTCACTGACACTTTCACTTGTAAACAAATAACTCATTTAGTTCCCCATTTAATTTTCAACCATGCTCGTTCTAATACGTATTGCCAAATGGCCAGCACAAAGTGGATAGCAATCGCATCACCTAGTCCTGTCCAGATAGCAGTAATTAACATCGCTGTAATTCTGTAACTCAGCGTTCTTGCTAGTGTTCTTTTATGTAGTTCCACTATTTTCCCCAACTGTTGCCCCAAAGATCTACATGCAATCTTGGACTATAGTAATAACCACGACGCATGGCTTCATCTGCTACATTAAACTTGTTGCCGTTGTAAACACTAACAACACCGCCTACAGGCATGATGTAGACTACACCTTTGACGCCTGCCTTGCGATATTCTGCGACAGCACGATCAACTTCTTCAAAGTTTTCTGGTCGCTCAACTACGAATTTAAAGAATACTGTGCCAATCTTTTCATAGCTTTTAACGATCATTGGTTTGATAGCATCAGCCCATGACTCACCACTGGGGCTTAGTTTAGCACTGACTGAGAATGTTAATTCACGTCCACTACGATTCCATAGTTTAAGGAATGCAGCAAAATCATCATGCAAAGGTTGGGTACCATTGGTTTCAAATGTAATGTTCTTTAGATTGTACATCTTTTCATGCTGTAATAACTCTGGATACACACGTTGCCAACCTAATAGTGGCTCACCACCTGTGATGACCAAATGGACATCATTACCATTCTTCAACTGCCAATTCTGTGTTGGAGTCAACAGCAACATCTTTTCAACGATGATGTGTGTTTCTAAACTTGGACTGAGATTCTTAAATTTAGGATCCCATGATGCATAACTGTCACAGCCTGTGGATACTAATGGCAAATCTTCATAGCGTGTGTATAATTTGGCATTGATGCCTTCACGTTCCTTGCTGGCCTGACCTCTAGGCATACCAAACCCGCCACAGGTAAAGTTACAACCAAATGTTCTTAAAAATACACTAGGTACACCTACGAAGCGTCCTTCGCCCTGTGCTGAATAAAATATCTCCGAAACTTTAATTTTGCTCATATAATCAATCCGTATACATAAATTAAAAATATAATAGCATTAAGCGTCCATAGTTCTGGTTTCTTCCATATCATTCCTGTTATTACCCAAAACAAACAGGCAAAACTCAATACAATAATATTAAGTGGATATATGTCAAAACTTGTAAGTGTGACGCCAATGATGGTCACTATGTTAGCGATCCATCCTATTAGTTTAACATGTTTTTCTAATAATTTCAATCTAATTCCCAAGGATAAACAATCCAAACATCTTCTTCGGCTTTGTTTATTTCTACAGCACTATAGTCAATCTTGCGACTAAACTTGCTACTTAGATTATCAAATAACACAGCAAAACGAACACTACCATTCCAGATACCTTGTGCCCAAGCTGGATCATTGGGTAAATTGACGCCTTGCCAATCTTCGATGATCCAATCTAGTGTGGCACCTGTATCGTTGATATCGTCTAAGATCAATATGTTCTTGCGTAATGTAGGATCTGTGGTTGGTTCATCTTTAGGGCGTGGAACGCTAGTAGCCGCAACATAGCCAAATGCATCTTCTGCCATCCAACAGTTGCTTTCAGTGTCTGCGTTATCACGTAGAGCCACTTTTAACGTATGCATAGGAATATCTAATAGATGACTCATATATACTGCGGGAACAAGTCCACCACGAGTAAGTCCTACGATATAATCTGGACGCCAATTGTCCTTGTACATCTGTAATGAGATCTTGTTTACATATTCTCTGATTTCTTGATCACTTACGTATAATTTTTTCATCTCATCAACTCCATAGTCATTATTTTAGCGATACTATCTGTTTTATTTTCTTCATCGTCGTGTATGATGTGCATGTTGGTAGTCCACTCACTGCGAACTTTGTCCCAGCGTCCTACTTCAAGTATGATACCACCTGAGGCATTATAGATACGGAAGTTGGTTTCTGGATTACGTTCGAAGAAGTTAGGTGCATCATTGCGCCCCCTGACAGATACAAGGGTATCTCTTCGATCATCGTCAATGGTAGCCCAATCGTCGAAACGTTCTACGCCCAACCAACTACAGATTTTCTTCTTTAACCAACGCATGGTTTATCCTTTATATGCTCTGATGCTGGAAATCTTATCACCAGTGAATGTGATAACGTCTGTGACGTAGAGCTTTACTTTATTGTCTACTAGTATTTCTAATTCAGCGACTACGACATCATCTTCACTGTACATGACTAATGGAGTAACTTGTATAGTGTCTACACTGTCAAATATCTTTTGATTAGCTTTGATGACATTGTCTTTACCTGATGCTGATATTTCCCAATCACGTAATGACACATCGTCATCAAACATAACAGCTAACTTATCAATATCTTTGTTTGAAAATCTTGCGAAATATATGTTACAAATCTTTTTTAAGCGGCCTTGGGTACCAGACATCATATTGGCGATTATTATCGCACCAAATACCATGCCCAATCCAAGGTATATTAAATCTTCAGCTATCATCTGGGTGCAAACTCCTGTTGTAGTTTGATGTTGTCAAAGAATTCTTTCTTGGTATTGCCATCATCTTTGAACGCACCTTTTAATACTGTAGTCTGCGTTAATGAACTATGTGCCATGATACCACGATTTTCACAGCAACCGTGCGTAGCTTGTATGTAGACTGCTACGTTTTCACTGCCTGTGGCCTTCATTATTTCACGTGCTATGTCATTGGCTAGTTCTTCCTGTAGTGTGCCACGACGACTACACCATTGAGCAATACGAGTATATTTGCTAAGTCCAATAAGTTTTTGGGCAGCGATAATCCCAATATATGCGACACCAGCAACAGGTTGATGATGATGGCTACACATACTGCGAAGCTCACTTCTAACAACCAACATACCTTCATATCTGTCCTCACTGTCATTTGGAAAAGCTGTAGCATCTGGTGCTGGATCATATCTACCAGCCATGATCTCATACAAGTACATCTTAGCAAGTCTACGTGCTGTACCTTTTGAATTTGGATCTGTATGGCGATCGATGATCAAACTATCTAAGACACCTTCAAACTTTCCAGTAAGTTCATCTACTAGTTCTTCACGTTCGCTGTCTAAGATATATTCTGAAATATTGTCACCAGCCCAATATCTGGCTTTATTTGATTGGATGCGTTCGAGAATTCGTTCGCTAATTACTTTGTCTTCCATTTATGTCTCCGATGTTAACCCAGTGGATTGGGATATGTTAATATTATAACTGTTATTTAGGTCTAAGTCAACCGATGATCGTAATATTTCTAAGATCTGGATACTCTTTATATTTAGGTTCTTGATC